AAATTAGTATAGTCTATTTGTAACCATTTTGTAACCGGTTTCCCCTTGACATTTCATTGTAGTGAAGTGCATAAAGAATTTGAGTTAGCACCGCATAACCTAGATGCCTGGGCTTTGCACGTCGATGTTGGATACATCGGATGTAACTAATTATTCACACCCTGTTCACAGTTTTATAGTAAACTATAGACAGTGAAGGGAAGCACATAGGGTGCAACCCATTAGAGAAAGGGGCGATATTATGAAACTCGAAAACCTGATTGACGCGTTAGATTCAATGATGAACCTCAGTAGCAAGGCAGAAATGTGTATTTATGATAAAGCGGGTAACGATTTATGGAAGGGGTGTTTAGCGAAGTTTGATAAAAAATCTTGGCTTGTTCGTGAAATTGTTATGTGGTATTTTTCTGATGCGACGAATTCAGTTATAATTTTGGTTGATTGGTGAGGGGGCATAAACAATGATTCTCTACATTCGCAAAATAAGCAATTTTGAGCAGGTCGAAAACTTCTTGCTCAATCATCCCGATAAGGAATACAAAACAAGCCGGTTCGTTTATTACTTCAAAATCATTGGAGACTGCGCGGGAATCTTCCGACGTGCAACAGAAACCTGCACCCGGAGAGGCCGCAAGGCCGGAGATGTTGAAATCATAGCATACTATCACGATGGGGAGTTTTAACAATGACAGCATATCACTTTGCTTGCGTCGCGCCTTTCGCGTCGCTGTTCTTTATCATCGGTATTGCAATCTTTATTTGTGAGTGGAAAGGATGGTTTTAATATGAGAATCGTGCACCTGTTAGAATATGAATGGATTGACCCCAAGGACGCGCACCCGCGCAACGTTATGCTCGTGGCGGGCCCCAATGGGGCCCAGATGGCATACAAGATGCTTGGTAAGTCAATGCAACGCATGAACAATGAATCGGTGCGGCAGTTGTATAAATACCTGTGCACCAACGGGAACAACCCGTACATGACCGAAAAGAACGGGTCAATCAGAATCCATTATTTCCGGTGGCCGCGTGGATATCATTATGATAAAGTGAACCGGCAGTTTGTGAGGGACGACGCATGAAAAAGATAAAGAATCAATTAGGGCTTGTAAAGCCCGATAAACTGCCAGCTGGTGCAACGGCCAAGAGCGAACAGAAACCGGCAACCCGCAAGGCCAGCAATAAGAAGCAGGCCAAGAAGAGGAAAGCGGCAAAGCTCCAAGAGAAGAAGGCCAGCAAGCCGCCCAAGAAGCGCAAGCAGGGCGGCAAAGGCAGACCGTATCAGCCGAAACCGTGGGAAGCATACGCACCCAAGGGCCCGAATGCCACAAGCTACACCCGGGAAGAGCTGGAACAAATTGTGCGGCGTGCATCTGGTGCGGCAAACCGACGCTTGAAACGTCTGGAAGAGGCCGGAGAAACCAAGGGCATTTATAAGAGGGCCTTGGGGATGCTGGAAACACAGGGGCGCACCAAGTTCAGCGGGGCTGTAAAGAGCATGACGCGCAATGAACTTGTTGCCGAATACCTGCGTTTGCGGGATTTCCTCAGTTCCAAAACGTCCACGATGCAAGGTATCAAGGAATGGAAGCGGAACGTTTATGAATCCCTCAAAGACAGGGGTTTCACCGGTTCCCAAGAGGAGCTTTCAGAGCTGTTTGACAAGTATATGACAAAAGAACTTGAGGCGGCGTTGGGTTCTGATGTGGTTTATACGCTCTTACAGTCAGACAACGGCAGGCCCTTCTTGCAACGGGCAAAGGACGCGATAGACCGCGCAAAACAGACGGGGGAGAGCCAAACAACAGCCCTTTCCCGTGAATTCAATATCACAACAGAAGAGCAGGCGGCACAGATATTAGCAAAGTATTTTGGGGGGTAAATCATGCGGGAATGCAGGGGTGAACAGATAGCTGAGAGCAAAGCGGAATTTCTCGCGATGCTGGGCACTCCCAGAACTGTACAGGAACGGTGCAAGAAGAATGCCAGACCGAAACCCAAGTACCTTGATGTAACGTGTACATTTGATATTGAGACCACCAACACCGATGCAGACGGGTTTGCCTACTCATTTCAAACGTGCATTGGTGGCGCGGTCGTTGTGCCGCGATACTTTGAAGAATGGGCCGATATTATAGAAACGTTGGTTGATAAGTGGAGCATTACAGAACGAAAGCGCCTTGTGATTTTCGTTCACAATCTTGGGTATGAGTATACATACCTCATTCAAATGTTATGTGACCGGTGGGGTGATTGCAAGGCCCTTTATACCAAGAGCCGGAAACCATTGTATTTGATGTTTGACAACGGAATTGAATTTAGGGACAGCTTGAAATTGTTTCAAAAAAGCTTGGCCAGAGCAACAGAAGGTTGTAAACATGAAAAGCTCAAGGGTGACCTTGACTACTCTGTTTATAGAACGGCAGATACACCCCTTGATGATACCGAATTTGCATACTGTGTCAATGACGTTCTGGGCCTGTGGGAAGCAATCGAACGGTTGAAAGCAGAACGCCATTACAACGCGGCAACGCTTCCAATGACAAACACAGCCCTTGTTATCAAAGAGGTCAACAAGCATTTGACAGGGGACAGCCGGACACTGCAAAAGATGCAGGTGCTTGAACTCAACCGGGAACAAATGGAAATTGCATATAAAGCAATGGCAGGCGGTGACACGCACGGCACGCGGTGGCGTGCTGGTCACACCTACCGCAATTGTAATTCCTATGATTTCAAGAGCGCCCATCCATCTCAACAGCTTTTGTGGAAGTTTCCAGAGGGGCACCCCATGATGCTACCACAAGGCCAGCCACAAACGGTGATGGATAATATCATAGCCAGCGGTATGGGGTGGATAGCAGAGATAGCAATTAAGGGCCTGCAAATCCGGCCCGAATGCCCAGACCCCGTAATCTCCGTTAGCAAGTGCGCGGACCTCAAATGCGACGACGAAAACCGGGATAATGGCCGTGTGCTTCAAGCAGATGAAACGTTGCTGTATTGTGATTCCAACGACTGGCAGAGAATCAAAGAAGCATACACCTTTGAACGGGTGGTAATGCACCGGGGGTTCTGTTTCCGGCTTGGGTACCTGCCCGATTCATTCCGAATGGCAATCTTTGAAAAGTTCAAAATCAAAGAAACCATGAAAGGTTCCCCAGATTATGCTTTCTCCAAAATCTGCGTCAACACGATTTTCGGAGCCTGCGCCCAAAAGACGATAAGGGACGAATACACGGCAGAAATCGGAGATAGCATTGATTTTGAGCGTATGAGCTGGGAAGTCAACCTAGAAAAGAAAACCCCTGCGGAGATACAGAAGAGCCAGAAAGGAAAGTTTCCATTTCTCTGGGGCCTGTGGACAGCCAGCTTGACGCGGCTCAAGCTCTGGCAACTGCTGAAAATCGTAGGCTGGGAAAAGGTTATTTACTGGGATACCGACAGCTGTAAATTTGAAGGGGCCAAGGTTCCAGCGGTCGAACAGTATAATCAAGAGGTCGCGGCCCAGTGTGAGAAGCGTGGGGTGGTGGTCACGAAACCCAACGGGAAGAAAGTCTATATAGGGATAGCAGAGGACGAACACCCACAGGCCGATTATGGTTATACTGAGTTTCGCTTTCTCCATGCCAAGTGTTACGCGGCCCGAACGTGTGAAGGTGTACTAGAAAGCACGATTGCAGGAGTAGGCAAGAAAGAAGGACAGGCGGCGCTTAAAGATAATATTGAAAATCTGAATGATTTCCTTATTATTGATGATGCAGGGGGCCAGATGCTTTCTTACCACGACAGCCCGATAAAAGAGCGCCACGACTTCCAGCGCGTCACCCACTCGGCTAGTTGGATAGTAATGACCCCGCGCCGCTATGAGGTCGGTGGGGTCAATGAGTTTACAGAAGAAAGGCTAGGTTAAATTATGAAACCCACATTCGTAGATTATTTATTCCCCATTGCGTTTTTACTCGCTTATGTTGCGGTGGTTCTGCTGGTATGGGATGCTCTGCAACCCATGAATCTAGTATGTACCTGTTCTTTTGGTGCGGCAGTGTTCAGCGGGGGTTGCTTGATTCTGGCTATGTGTTTTCTTGAATAATGTTCCACATGGAACCATAAAAGCCGCCCACGGCCTAGAGGTCGTGGGCGGCTCGTTTTAGGAAGCGAGTGCGTTAACCGTCACGGAGAGTTTAAGGTGAAGAAGTAACGGTTTATTTTCGGTAAGATTGGGAATGCTGGTGGAGGGAATGTCGGCCCGTAAACAAACATTCCCCGGCCCGAAATTTCCATGTATTACAATATCGTCATTCGGGATTACTTCGGTCGTACCATCGAAATAATGAACACGCGCTTCGTATACACCATTCACGGTAATGTGGGCGTTGGAAGAAGTTCCCTCAGGGCGAATGAACGGCAAATAGACGAAACCGAATACTTTATAGCTCGTTGTTACGGAAGGAACACCCGCGTGCGGTATTACAAATTCAACGTTCGGAAATTCAATGAAATTTTGGAAAAGCCCATCGATAGCCACTTTGTTGTTTTCCAGATTGGTGATACGGGTATCCTGTGCGGCCTGTCCTGCGGTGTAGGTCTCGGTCTTGACATAACCGGCCAGATTTTCGGTCAGATGGGTAATAGCGTCGGTATTGCCAGAAATCGCGGTGTCCTGCGCGGTGTTCTTGGCCTTGATATCCGCGATAGCCTGCTTGTTGGTGGCGTTGTCACCCTCAAGCGCGGTAATCCGCTTCTCATGGTCTGCCAGCTCGGTGGCGTGGGTCGCCAGCTCTGCGGCGTTCTTGGCAATCAGCTTGCCGTTTGCCAGCTCTGCGGCCTTGGCGCGGTCGATTTCGGCGGTCAGCGCGGTATTGGTGTTGTCGGTCTTGGTGTCCAGCTGGGTGAAGTGGGCTTTTGCCTGTTCACAGCACTTTTCCAGTTTGTCCAGCCTGCCGTCCTGCTGAACGTCCTTCTCCTGAATGTGGGCGATTGCGTCACGGTTGGCCTCAATCTTTGCCTCATCCTCGGTAAGGTCAGACCGGAGACCATCGGTCACACTGGTGAGGCGTTCGATAGCCTGATGATTTGCCGTGATTTCCGCATGCTGGGCGGTAAGACGGCCCTCATGGTCGGCCAGCTTTGCGGCATGGTCGGCCAGCTCGTGCGCGTTCTTGGCGATGTTCGCGGCATTGTCCTGAATATTCTTGGTATTCTTGGCAATGTCGGCGGTGTTCTGGGCGATGCTGGCATCGTGGCTCTTGAGCTTGGTATCAATGCCGTTCAGCCGGGAATCCTGCTCGGTGTCCTTGGCCTGAAGGGCGGCAATGTCGTTGTCATTGCTGGTAATCTGCCGCTGAAGATCCTCGTCCTTGGCGTGCAGGTTGGCAATCTCGGTGGTGTGCTGGGCGGTGGTGGCCTGCAAACTGTCGATTTCGGTTTCGGCGGTCGCCACACGCTCGGCCAGAGCGTCAACGCGGGCTTTGTCCTCGGCCACCGTGTTTTTCATCTCGGCATTGTCCTTGGTGAACTGGTCGATTTTCTCCCGGAATTCGGCGTTGTCAGACGCAAATCCGGAGACCTGAGACGACAGGTCTTTCACCGCGTTTTTGTACTGCTCCACCTGCGCATTATATGCACCGGTCTTGGCCCAGTACCGTTCATTGGTGATATCAATGCCGGGGCCCACGTTGCACTTGCTCGTGTAGCTTTCGCCGTCGTGGGTCACAATGGTAAGGGATTCATAGGAGCGGTGAATATCCCATTCGATGGGGTCGGCGAAAATGGGAACATACCGACTGCCGACGTACTGAGACGGGGGGCAGGGCCCACAGGGAACAGGGGGCCGGGGCGGCATCGGGGGATGATGGGGGCCGCAAGGGCCCGGCCCACAGGGGCCGGGGTCAGCCGGAGCAAAGGGTGCGGGTTTGATGGGGAAACCACAATCTTTCTTGCAACTCATGTTGAAAACTCCTTTCTTAATAGGTGATGATAAGGTGGCCGTATTCCGGTTCCGTGATATCGGTGCCGGTGTTGAAGGTCAGCCACCCCCAGTTAGCAGGGACGTATGCACAGAAGTGCCCGTCCGGGGTCAGACCGAACCAGACAAACCGAACCATTTCACAGACCATGGCAGGCAGATTTTTGTCTGCCCATTCGATGAACTTTTCGTTCTCAAAGTCGCCTGCGTTCAGGCGGTGGTTGATACACTCCTGTGCCTTGGCAAGGTCAGCCATTGCGGAGTTCAGCGCGGTAATATTGCCGCCCTGCGATTCCTGCCCTTTGGCAATGCCCTGCACCAGAGCGGTCAAGCTCTGAATCTGGGATACCATCCATCTGAGGTCGTACATGCCCGGGTCACCGGGGACGTAGGGCGGAGACGGGCAAAACGGAAAGTCCATAAAATCACCCTTTCATTTCTTTCATCAGCTCGTCGGCCCGGATTGCTTCCGGGGTGAAACTGTTGTTTTTCCACCATGCCCAAAGAGCGGCGGCAGTCGTGAGGCCGGTGGTCACCCAAGGCTCAAGGGTGGCGCTGTCGATGGGCAGGGGGCTCATACCTGCGACACTGAGAATCTGATTTGCCAGAGCCAGAGCCAGAACGGCAGTTCTTGCGATAGTTGCGGGCTTGATTTTCATAGTCAATCCACCTTTCTTTCCAAATCTTCAATGCGATGATTTGCCACTTTGATTTGCTCTTCCAGCACGGGCACGCGGCGGGCAAAGTGGTTGTGCTCGCGTACCTCGCGGGTCAATTCCTCAAGGCGTGTATCGGTGACGGCCTGCGCCTTGCTGTTTGCGATAAGGACACCCGAAAGCGTCACAAGCCCACCGATAAGCGCCACGATGATTTCCGATACCATAGTAGCACCCCCTTTAATAAAAGTCAAGACAGAAAGTGCGGTGGAAAGAATCAGCAATCACACGATACATATTGAAAAGCACCGTTTGCCGCTCTGCTTCAATCATCGCCTGCGTCGTGGTTACGCCAATATTGCCGCCTCGCTTCCACTCATGAACGGTGGTCACGGTCTCTGATTCCTTGCCAGTGACAGCGGCAAGGCCGTGTTCCTCATGCTTGCCGGTCTTGGAATCCTGCGCGGTTCCACGGTCTCCGGCCTGCCGTTCCGTGTGCCCGTGTCCATCGGTGCGGCCCGTGTCACCGTGAGTGCCGTGGGCCCGGTCGATGCTGTCCCGCCGGCCGGTGGTCAGTCCCTCGGTGTCCTGCTTGGTCTCGGTGTCAGACGTAGTTTCTTGGTGGTCGGTCATTTTTTCCGTGGTTACGTCGTCTTGGGTGCCGGTGGTGTTCTCGGTTTCCGTCCAGTCGGTTTTGCGGGTATCGTCGGCGGTGCCGGTCTCCTTATAGATAGTGGTGGAAGCGTCGAACGGTTGATAAGTCGCCTCATTCTCGGCAGAAACCTTGCCCTCAACGTCCGTCTGGCTGTCCTTGGTGGTCTTGACTTTATCCGTCATCGTTTCACCGTGGGTCGTGAGCCGGGTGCCGGTGGTATCCCGGTCAAGAGTGCCCTTTGTGTCCCGGGTCTCGTCTGCGCTGGTCTGGGTATGCGCGAAACCATGTTCTTTTCCGGCTGTACTGCCCACCGTTTTCTCCTGCCCTGCGGTGTTGTCGGTGGTGAAACCGTCCGCTTTCGTGTCCTCATGGTATAGGTTGCCGGTGGTCTCCATCTGGTGGCGGTCGTCTGCGTGCTGGCTCTGCTCGTCGGCTCCACCGTGGGAGTGGGTGGCCGTGTTCTCTGCGGTATCCTTGGCCCGCTCGGTGGTGTCCTTGGTCAGCTCGTGAACGTCGGTGTTCCAGATGGGATTATATTCTAGCTGAGTGGTGGAAAACAGCTTTTTCCAGATGGGGAGATTTTCCCGGCTCCACCAGTACAATTCTGATTTCATCCAAATGGGGTCAGGGTGGTACAGCGGGGCCAGACCGTGAGCCCTGCGGATAGCTTGGATAACCCCGGCTTTCTCCATGCCCTCGGGAACAACCATATTTGCAAACAAATTGGGGTCAGCCATCAACAGCGCTTCCAGATTGCAAGAAGAAACAAGCTCATTCACCAACATTGTTATTCACCTCTTCCCCTTTGTTGTTGGTCTCGTCGGCCTCGCCTGCGTCGAAATCGGGCTCAACCATCTTAAACGTGATATCGGTGCCGTACATCTCATTGACGATTGCAAGGGATTTTTCAAGCGTAATGCGCCAGACCTCGCGCCGATTGAACGTCTCCGCGTCTGCCGCTTTCGATTCCGTCACAACCATTCTTTCTTTTTTGTTGGGCTGAACAGAAACACCCAGTTCCCTGTAAAAGTCGCACAGGATGTTCCGGCGATACTCCATCAAATCGGGGAGAATAAAGTTCTTGGAAAGGTCGCGGTCAAACTGCATAATGGGTAAAGTAAAATCACCGTCCGCTTTGGTGGTCAACTGCTGTTTCAAATCGGCATTGATAACGACAGCGGGGGCACCGTTTGCCAGCTTGTCGAAAATGCCTTTCATCGTCCTTGCGCCCTTGTCGTCCTTGGCAATGGCCGCGTATGCAAAGCGGGCATTGATTGCGCTTTGTCGAATTGCGATTTCTGCCAACTGCATCTCCCTGGCATACTTGGTCACCAAGTCCCACGTTCCTTGATAGTCGGGAGTTAGCTTGATAACGGCGCACTCTTTGCCGATTTCCAGAGGGCGCGGAAAATTAAAGAACGTGGTAGAAATCTGCATCCCGCGCGGCTGGTATTGCAGGCCGTAACCGGTCGGAAATGCAGGCTGTACAACCAGCCCGTATGTTTTCGAATTGAACACGGTCGCAAAACCGGTGCGGAACAGCTGGTAAAGAAAGGCATCGTAGTCCCACCCGATTTGCCCGGGGCCGTTCTCGGGGAGCCCGTTAAACTCAATGAGACCGCGCAACCGCTGGAAGAAAGAGCGTTCCCAATAGTTCATTGCATCGGTGGAAAACGTTGCATCGAAAGTCCCGCACAACGTGTCGCCGTCGTAGTATCCGCTATAACATTGGTACATTCAAATCACCTCATTCGATAAATACGCCGCTGTCCATTGCGGCGTTGATGTATGATATTTCGTCCGGTTTGGCGTTCAGCGGAGCACAGGAGAAACCACGGGTCTTGCAATATCCCTGCACAGGCTTTGCAACTTTCATCACCGGATATCCGTAAACCTTTTGAAATCCGGCATCGTCCACCGGGGGGTAATACAGCAGGGTCAACTTTGCTTCCAAAGGTAGCTGAACTTGCGACGCACCACCCATGGTTCCGGCAGAACAGTTAATGGGAGATACTGTTTGCTGTACACCCTGCGCAACTTGGGCCATACCTTGCGCGGCCTGCGCCGTACCGCCAGCAAATCCGGCCACGGTGGACAGCAGACCACCGCCAAAATTCATTGCGCCAGTGACGGTATTGATTGCACCGGTCAGCGCACGCACCGGGTCAATGTTGCTGGTGCCGATTCCATAGGGGCTTGCAATGCTGGTGCTTCCAGCGTATACCGTGTACTCCCCTGCACGCACCAGCGTTGTTACACTGCCGTCCACAAAACACACAGACCAGTCAATTTCTATGCTTGCGGCTGTATTACACTGGTCAACGGGAATCGCCAGAGTGCCCACGAAAGGAACGTATAACTGCAATTGGCAATTCATACGCTTCCAGTCGTCTACGGGCCACGGGATATTGATACTCGTGTGAATGTTCCGGGAGCTGGAAGGGGTTACGATTTGTGCAAAAACGGTGGTGTTGAACTGCCCCAAGGTGATTTCTGTCTGCCGCCCTGCGCCGTACCGGTTCAAGGCTATGGGAATCCAAATACAGGAACGGACGCATTCCAAGGCGTTACCACCAAACAGGAGTTTATTCATAAACTCCGGCAATGCCAATTCCCAACGAACCATAGGCTTTGTAAGGGCTTCCCACGTCAAAGAAACTGCGGTCAACAAACTTCCCAACGTGGCGGCACTCATTGCATAGGAGTGCAGGCCAGACTTACCAACACAGGACAGCACAAAGGTGCCACCGCTTGCATCAATATTTCCGTCTGTGATATCTGCGGACACAGTGGAAATTTTGGGGGCCATTCCTACCGCCTGCCGGGTGTCCTGTAAACGGAACGTTGCGCCGCTGGAATCCTGATTGAAACCATATTCAATGAATGCGTCAGTTTTCAAGATTTCATCCCGGTATGTTGCCAGCGGGTCAAGCTCAAGCGTGAACTGCCAGATGTTCGCGGTTCCCCTGCCTCGGATACCGATTGATATATCGCGTATCCAATAGAAACTCGCCGTTTCTTCACACTGGCAATAATTCCATTGGGGGTCTATGTTCAGACTGTTCAGCGTGATATAAATAACGGGGTGCTCCATGCTGGTGGTCTGCTTGAAATCGCACCGCTCTTCGTCGGGGAGCTTGGTATAATCAAATGCTTTGGTTGAATTCACGCGCTTCTCAATATTTCCAAAGTGGAAGTGATACCCGTGTTCTACACTGGGCGCGGGAACTGCGCCGTTAAAATTGCCTCGTGCCATTGTTTCACCTACTTTCTAACAATAAAGGCCCGGCCTTTTACGGTCGGGCCTTCGCGGCTGTTACGGTTTCACATCTTCCATATAGAAGAGAATCGCGTTCTCTGTGGGGTCGCTGATATAGTTCATCTTCCAATGATGTTCGGTGTTGTAATACTCGCCCTTCGTGTTGAAAGGCGTGGTATAAACATTGTCCATCATGTAGACGGTCGCCAGCGCCCTACGGTCATACAGCACGCCCACAACCATGGACAGGTCAACGGGCTTGCCCTGCTCCTGCTTGGCGGTGTCTACGTTGAACTGCGCGGGGATAACAGAAACGCGGCTCTTGTCGTTGATGTTCTGCCAGAAGTTCACGCCCTCATAGTTGCCAAAGGACAGGTAACCGGGGCCAAAGATAGCAGGGTAAACCCACGATTTCGCGTCGTTGATAAGCGGCTGGTACAGCAAGAGTTTCTGTTCACTCTTGGGGGTGTCCCTGAGCAGGGTCAGCGGGTCGCCGTTGTCGTCGGTGCAGGCGGGAACCAGATGATAAAGGTCGGTGCTTTCCTCAAGCAGGGCCGTCTGGGTTTCCAGCAGAGAGACAAAGAAGGAAAGAAACTCCTGAAGGTGGGTTGTCAGCAGGTCAGCGGTGGTATAGGCCGTACCGCGTGCCGTGTTGAATTCTTTGGTGAGGTTGACTTTCTGGCCCGGCTTGCCGGTGTTGTACAGACTGCCGATAAAGTTCATCACGACGGCGCGATTCTCGGCGGTTTTCCAACGCGCCACATCGTTTGCCACTTCCGTGGTAATACCGGCAAGGAATGCCGACAGCTCGCTTTCGCTGGTGAACGCGGTGGTGAGCTGGGAACGGAACGTGGTATAGGTCTGGTCAAGCGTCGCCTGCCCAGTGTACCACATTTCCAGCGGGTAACGCTTGGAAATTTTGTACATATCCACGCTCTGCCCGTCGCGCAAGGTGTTGGGGTTCTGCACCGTGTTGATGAATTTGGTTTCATCAAACTTGCCGCTGAAAAACGCGATTTTGCGGATGAACAGGCCCCACTCCTGCGACGTGGCCTCAATGCTGGTAAAGCGGCCCCTGTATGCACGGGTGGTAATGATGGTACGCGAAACCATGTTGTAAAGGGCCTGCAACGTGCCCTCTTTGCTGGTGTTCAAACACATCTGGCCCACGTTGATGAAACTGGACGTATCAACAGCAGAAATTGCCGTCTGCCCGGTCACCTGCTGAACCAGATTGTTGGCAATGGTATAAATATCCTGCGGACGGAAAACCGTTGCGCCTGCCTTTACGGGAAAATTCGGGTTAGCCATTACTTCACAACTCCTTCCATACTGTTAAAATTGGGGCTTTCGGGTGCGGGGGCAGGCTTGACGGCCCCCAGAATGATATCTTCGACACTGGTAACGGTGGGAAGAGCGCCAACGGTGCCAGCGGTCGGAACGGTGAGGGAATCAACCTTCTTGCTGAGGTCGGCAAGACTTGCCACCAACTGGCCAAGGTCGGGAGTGGCCGGGGCCTGCTGGGCAGGTGCAGGAGCCGGGACAGTTGCCGGAACGGTCGGAACCGTGGGAGCCGTTGCGCCGGGAACCTGCACAGGGCTGGGGGGAGTGGTCTGGGGATTGCCCAGATTCATAAATGCGGCAATGTCGGTTTTGGTAAAACCTGCGTTTGCCAGTGCGATAACGTCATTGATACTGAGTGCCATAATCAATAGGCTCCTTTCCATCTTGATTTGTTGGTTCTAACGTCCACATGGGTGAACGTGTGATATACGCCGATACCGCCAGAATCGCCCAAATAGCACTCTGCAATCTCTGCGATTCTGGACGGTGTCACGCCCTCAACCCAGATATCAGCCGCCATGCCGTTACAATGCTGAGACCGGGGAGAAGCGTTTTTGATAGTGGCATTGTATTCCTTGCTTCTGTATCCGCTGTTAATGTGTACCGGTTTACCGGTAAAATTTCGGATGTTTTCAAGCAAGGTCAAAAGCCGCTCGTCAACCTTTACAATGTCGCTGGGGTCGTGCTTGGAATGGAATTCCCGCACACGAAAGTGCGGGGAGAGCCGCTTTTCTGCGGCGTATTTATATGAATAGGTAAGCATTGCCTACTCCTTTCTATAAAAGCAGGGGTGTGCAACATAGAAATGCAACCCCACAGGCTTCCGGCCTGTCTATGTTATGGGGGCCCCTGCACCTTTATAATACTCGGTTTAATCCTCAATGTCAAGGAATTCTTTTATTTTGAGCAACGTGGGCACGTCACTGCACCAAATCTGATTGAGATTTAACATAGCCTCAAAGAACGGATGATGCAACCGGAAAGCGGTTTTTCCGGCTTTCGTGTCCGGGTAAACTTCCCGGCTTTCGTGCCGGGATGTGCACAAATAGATGTGGTTTCCGTCGTACACATACGCATATAGACCGGCCACGGCATACAGGGGTTTCATGCCTTTAATATTCATTGCCCGAACTGCTTCCAGATTGTTATATGCAAACTGGTTTTCCATTGCCATCTTGTAAAACTTGCTGTCTTTGTTTTTCATCATGTGGCGCATGAATGCAGTTTGCGCACGCTTGGCACTTACAGCGCTTGATTTCGGCATACCGATAAACACGCCGCTTTCTGTTACCGTCCACTCTTTGCCGGTTCTGCATAGCTTGGCGATTTCGTCCAGCACGCCCAATTCAACCAGAATCGGGGATGCAATGTCAAAAGCGTTCGCCAACAGCCAAAGCCGAAGCGGGGGTTTTCCTTCCAATTCCCGGTTTCCGTTGATGGTAACATAGGCATTCAAAAACGCGTCGCCCTCTGCCTTGCGCTTGATAACAATTCTTTCCGGGATAAATTCATCAAAAACCACGTCCTCAAACTGCGAACCGTTGAAGCCGCGAATGTTCGCAATACTGGGAAGTGTCATTCCGATTCCGTATTTCTCTAGGCATTGCTTCGGCTTGCCGTCCTCATACTCAAAACGGCCTATTGTATAGGTGACCTTGCCGCCCTTCACAATATCCGCGTCGAAACCTTCTTTTCTCAAAGGCAAGAACGGGTTTAAATCAGGGTCGCTGGTGATAGCGTCAAACTCTGTCGTTGTGCGGCGTAAATACAGAAACCGCTTGCCCTCGTTCAGCTCATATTTCAATGTGCCATAAGTCTTGCCAACTTGACGTTTACCAATAAGGATATTGCACCAACAACCTAAAGAAGCGATGGACGGGATATTGACCCATCCACCGCTTTCATATAGGTCAAGCGCAATATTTTTCATGTTGCGCTTGCTCATGTTTACACCTCGTAACGGGTCTTATAATCCGTCTTTTCGCCCTGCGCCGTTGCGTGCTCTGAAACTGCGGCAATGATGCGCTGTGTGTCCTTTTCAGAAAAGTACACGCGGTACAGGTCGTAGTACTGCCCATCCCGGCCCTTGCTCTGCGGCATTGCGATAAACTCGCCGTTCCTGCCGTCAACGACTTTCAAATTGAGGAACGCCGCGCCGGGAACGTTCAGCGTGAACACGCAAACCCGGTCAGAAATGAGGTGACACGCCTGCACGGTTGCGTCCTCAATGGACAGATAAGACTTGACAACTTCGGGGGCGGCGTTCTGATTGTTCTTGTTAAACATGATATTCTTTCCTTTCATTATAAAGTAGTGCCTAGCTCAGAAAATCCAACGGAGCATAAACTGTTTTGCCACGCTGTCACCGTTGGTCGGAAAAAGCGCCGTGGGGCTCTGGTTCGTGTAGATGCTGGCAATGTGGTGTTTCTGCGCTTCCAGCTCTGCCGCCTGCTGTTCCATGGTCTTGCCACCGTGACAGCATGGAGACCATTGGGGCGCATACGGGAAACCACGGCGTGCCGCCTCTTCAAAGGCGGTAAAGGGCAGGGGGTCAAGCTTGCCCACGCCGTCCACGATGTTCAGAAGATTCTCGTCCTTATCATAGACAAGGCCATAAATGTTCTGGGCGGCATCCTCATAAAGAAGGACGTGTGAAACGTTGGTCGGAGTGGCGCAAGGGCCGGTGCAGGTGCAAGGGTCAGTCATTGGAATCACCCACTTTCTTGAGCGTAACGTACCTATCGGTAAAGTCGCTTGCATCGGAGTCATACATGAAATCATGCACAATCCCTGCACCGAAATCGCATTTCAGCGTTTCGGCGTTGATATCCTCAAGGGCCATTTCAATGCCCTTGGAGCCGCTGGAAGAGGTCAGCGGTTTCATGCCGTGTGCCTTGACGACTTCCAAACAGTCGCGCTTGCTGTTCCAGTCCAGAAACAGCAGGGTCAAAACCTGTTTGTCCTTGACCGCTTCAACAGTCACATACTTTGCAATAACTTTCATGTGTTTCGTCCTTTCGTCTCGTGGTTGATGTTCGATGCAAGTTTGTCCTTGCACCATTATAGTACCATAGGGCATATATGAAATTGTGAACAGGGTGTGAATAATTAGTTACATCCGATGTATCCAACATCGACGTGCAAAGCCCAGGCATCTAGGTTATG